CTGCAAACAGCGCTCTTGTATCACGGAATCAAAATAAAAATCAATCAAATGCAGGCCTATTCCGCGAAAAATGACAGGATGGTGACGAAATACATGGTTTACGAATATCGACCTGATGAAAAGCCGAAGAACGTCACTCTGCTGGAAACGTACCAGATTGCGGATGTGGTGAAGCTGCTGGCCGACCTTTACAGCGATGGCGGATGAAAAGCTTACGCCGAAGCAGAAACGATTCTGCGAAGAATACCTGAAGTCCGGGAACGCGACAGAGGCAGCGAAAAAGGCCGGGTACAAAGAAACATCATGCAGAGTGATTGCGGCAGAAAACCTATCAAAACCAGCTATTTCTGCGTATATAAAGCGCAGGCTGGACGAACAAGAAGCGGCGCTGGTCGCTGACGCAAACGAGGTGCTGCAGTTTTATTCTGCTGTTATGCGCGGAGAGGTAAAGGACCAATTTGGCATGGACGCTTCGCTTTCTGACCGCCTGAAGGCCGCAGACAGTCTGGCGAAACGTCTTGCCGCGGCAGAACTTAAGCCAAACGCGGAAGATGCGGTGCGGGTGATTATCGATGTCTGATGTTCGGTTGTCCGAAAAAATCGGCCCTGCCTTTTATAGCGTGGCGCGTGACGTATTCCAGCACGGCCATACACACTACGACGAGAGCGGCGGGCGCGGCTCCCTGAAATCCTCGTTCGTGTCCATCATTGTCCCAACCCTGCTGATGCATGAGGAAAACAAAAACTGCCATGCGTTGGTGCTTCGCAAGGTCGCAAATACGATACGCGATAGCGTTTATGCGCAGTATGTCTGGGCAATTGGAGAACTCGGCGCGGCGGAATATTGGGAAGCCAAAGTCTCCCCGATGGAGCTGATTTATAAGCCAACCGGGCAGAAGATCATGTTCCGGGGCGCGGACGACCCGATGAAGATTAAATCCATCAAGGTACCGTTTGGCTACATTGCCGTGACGCACTTTGAAGAAAAAGACCAGTTCGCGGGGCGTGCGGAAATACGAACGATCTTACAGTCTACAATGCGCGGCGGCTCTAAGTTCTGGAACTTTGAAAGCTATAACCCGCCGATCAGCCGCGACAACTGGGCAAACAAGGACAGCTTGGAGGAACGGGCCGACCGGCTGTGTCACAAGTCCACGTATCTGCAAGCACCGCCTGAATGGCTTGGAGAACAGTTTCTTGCGGAAGCGGAACACCTGAAAGAAACAGATGAACGCGCGTATCAGCATGAGTATCTTGGTATCCCGGTAGGGACCGGCGGAAATGTGTTTGACAGGATCGAGCTGCGGGAGATCACAGACGAAGAAGTCAAAAGCTTTGACCGAATCTATCAGGGAGTGGACTTTGGCTGGTTTCCTGACCCATTTGCATTTATCCGGCTGCATTATGATCGGGCGAGAGAGACGATATATCTGTTAGACGAGATTTATCAAAATAAACTATCCAACGAGCAGAGTGCGACCATGATAAAGCAGCGCGGGTATAACAACATTAGGACGATTTGCGACAGCGCCGAGCCGAAGAGCGTTGCTGACCTACGGGCAATGGGATTGCCTGCGTATGAGGCTGTCAAGGGGCCCGGTTCGGTCGAATACGGCATGAAGTTCTTGCAGAGAAGAACGATTGTCATTGATAGAAAACGGACGCCACATGCCTACGATGAGTTCGTGGGCTACGAATATGAGAGAAACAAAGACGGCGATATAATCAGCGGATACCCAGACTCAAACAATCATTTGATTGATGCGACGCGGTACGCCTTAGAGCCTGTGAGCCGTAGAATGGGAGTTATTGCATGACGGTTATCGATAAGCTGAAAGAGCTCGGATATACAACGATCCCGGAGGTTTTTTATACATACGTATTCCTTTGGAAGTCGTGGTATGTTGGCAAAGTCAAGGGCTTCCATCAGTACCGACGCTATAACGGCCACAAGTGGACAAAATGCAACCGTGCAAGTCTCGGCATGGCGAAAAAGGTCTGCGAAGACTGGGCAAATCTGCTGATGAATGAGAAAGTCCAGATCACGCTCGAAGGCCGGAGAGAGCAGGAGTTTGTCGACAGAGTTCTGATGGCAAACAACTTTACGGTCAAGTCGAACGAGATGCAGGAAATGAAATCGGCACTCGGGACCGTGGCATACATTCCCCGCGTAGTAGGTCAGGCTGTCAACGAGAGCGGCGAGATCGTACGGGGCGAAGCTTCTAGCATCGAGCTAGACTATGTGACGATCGAGCATATTTTCCCGCTGGCTTGGCAGAATGGATTTATCACCGAATGTGCTTTTGACAGCGTGGTCACGCGGGCCGGGAAGAATTATCTGTATTTGCAGATCCATAGAAAAGATGAAAACGGCCTGTACGTCATCGAGAACAGTATTTATCGTTACGAAAATGAAACACTTTCTGATGCTCTACTGACAGAGGTTCCGGGATTCGAGCGGATCCCGCCGGTGGTACATACGGGAAGCGACAAGCGACAGTTCGTCATCGACCGGCCGAATATCGCAAATAACCTTGATTATCTGCTTCCGGTTGGCATTCCCGTGTATGCGAATGCAATCGATGTTCTGCGCGGTGTGGATTGTGCCTATGACTGTTACGTCAATGAGTTTGAAAACGGCCCAATGATGATGATGGTCAAAATGCCCGCTACAAGGTGGGAGGACGACGAACCGACGCTTGATGACAATGATCGGCGCTTTTATCTGCTCCCGGAAGATGCACAGCAAGGGAACGTTGTAGAGACGATTTCCCCTACACTTCGGACGGAACAACTGAATGTGGGCCTGCAAGACCAGTTGAACATGCTGTCCAGTAAGTGTGGCTTCGGAGAGACTTATTACCGTTTTAATGGCGGTAGCGTCGCGACAGCCACACAGGTCATCAGCGAGAACAGCGCCATGTTCCGCACCATCAAAAAGCATGAAATTGTTCTCGAACAGGTGCTTGTAGAACTATGCCGGATCCTTCTCCGGCTTGGGAATACCGCGATGAACGCGGGGCTGAACGAGGATGTGGAGATCAGCATTGATTTCGACGATTCTATCATTGAGGATAAGGCCACGGACTTTTCTCGCGATATGCAGCTTCTAAATGCTGGGATTATGAAAGACTGGGAGTTCCGCATGAAGTGGATGAACGAGGACGAGGCGACCGCAAAAGCGGCGCTGCCGAAGGCGCGTGACATGGTAACCGAGGAAGAATCGGAGGTCGAGTAATGGGATTTGGAGAAAACACTGGGACTATTGGGGTTGTGAAAGATGAGCCGGTATCCATTCACCCCAGAACTGCTTGATGCGCTCCCAGAGGATCTGGCAGAGCTGTTCCGAGGATTGGAAGATACGCTCCTCGATGAGATATGCAGTAGGCTTGCGCTGAAAGATCAGCTGAACGAAGTGACTGTTCAGGCAATCCAGGCGCTTCGGTCGCATGGTATCGATACGAAGGAGATTGAAAAAGCAATCCGCAAGACCTCTGGAATCAGCGAGAAGAAGCTCAAGGAGCTTTTTGACGATGTTATTGCCAGAAACCAGAGGTATTACACATCGGTTATCGACATGGCAGGGCTGACACAGCCTGATATTCTGGTGAACACTGCGACCATCGAAGCGATCAGAGCGCAGACGCTTGATGAGTTCCATAACATCACGGCTTCTATGGGATTCTTGGTGGAAAAAGGCAGGACGATGCTTCCGCCCGCTCGTGCGTATCAGTGGGCGTTGGATTCTGCTGTTATGCAGATTCAGAGCGGGGCGATCAGCTACAATCAGGCTATTAGGTCTGCGGTGCAACAGTTTGCAGGCGGGCTGAAAGTCGTGAACTACGAAAGCGGACACGTTGACAACATCGACGTTGCTGTTCGGAGAGCTGTCATGACCGGCGTGAACCAGATCTGCGACCAGTACACGAACCAAAGCGCAGAGTCCCTTGAGACGAGATACTTTGAAGTGTCTGCGCACTCTGGGGCGCGCGACAAGCCGGGTGCTTCGCCGTGGTCAAGCCACAAGGACTGGCAAGGGAAAGTCTATTACCAGAGTGAAAGCGGCGAACCTGACCCGCTGGGGCTTTACGATGACCTTGTATCGACTACCGGCTATGGATATGTTGACGGCCTGACCGGCGCGAACTGCCGCCATCATAAATATCCGTTTATTCCCGGCGTTTCGGAGCGAACTTACACGGACGAACAGCTTGAGCATATTGACGATGGTCTTGGCTGCACGTTTGACGGAAAGACTTACACAGCCTATGAAGCGACGCAGATGCAGCGCCGCATAGAGCGGCAAATACGCGCACAGAAAAAGCTTAGAAACGCATACAAAGAAGCTGGGCTTTCCGAGGACGCGACCGCCGCAAATATAAAGCTTCGGCGGCTGAACGCAGAATATAGCAGGTTCAGCAAGGCCGCAGGGCTGCCGGAACAGCGGGAGAGAATGGAGGTGCTGTATTGATCGACGAGAAACTGAAAGCCGCAATCGAGCGGGCGCTTGCCGCCGGGTTTCGGGTCCAACTGAAGCGCATGAAGGATGGAACAGTCAAGGCGCAGATCATCAAGGCGGAAGAGCTGAAAAAATAATACAGATACCGCAGCGCAATTGAGCGCGCGGAATGGCACGATGAGCCAACTTGTAAGGTTTTCTTACAGGTTGGCTCTTTTTATTTATCAACACTGTCCGACAGGACATTAAACAAGGAGATTTTTATGGCAGAAGAACCCAACGTGCAGGGCACGGGAATCACTGCTCCTGAGCAGGAAAAGACGTTCACGCAGGCCGACGTTGACAAGATGATTCAGTCGAGGCTTGACCGAGAACGGAAGAAATACCCCAGTGAGGAAGAAATCACCGCATACCGGACATGGAAAGACAGCCAGCAGACCGAGCAGGAACGGCAGGCCAAGCAGGCGAAGGATCTTGCGGACAGCAAAGCGGCCCTGACCGCATCGCAGGCAGAGGTCGAGCAGCTGCGGCGCGACAAGTATGTGTTGAGCAAGGGCTTGACCGGCGAGGATGCCGAGTTTATCGCGTTCAAGGCGATGAAGATGGTCAACGACAAGACCACGTTTGAGCAGGCTGTCGACGCGCTTACGGCGAACCGAAAGAAAGCGACGTTTGACTGGACGGCTCCGGCAGGCGGCGGAACAAAGGAAAATACAGCAAATCAGCAGATGAACGCCCTGATCCGGGGCGCTCTGAAATAAGAAAAGGAGATATACATGGCAACTATTGATCGAAATGCTCTTTCTGGGCTTATTCCGGAACCTGTAACCCGCGAGATCATGCAGGGCGCTATTGCGGAATCCGCAGTCCTGCGCATGGGCCGAAGACTGGCCAATATGTCCAGCAAGACCCAGACAATCAACGTCCTTGATGCTCTGCCATCCGCGTATTTTGTCAACGGCGAAGCGACCGAAACCGGCGCGGGCGATGCGTGGAAGCAGACCACGAAGATGGCGTGGGACAAGAAGAAAATCTACGCAGAGGAAATCGCCGTTATCGTTCCAATCCCAGAAGCTGTACTGGACGACGCAGATTATGACATCTGGGGCGAGGTTCGCCCGAGACTGACCGAAGCGTTCGGTAAGGTTATCGACGCGGCAATCCTCTTTGGCACCAGCAAGCCCAGCACTTGGCGCGACGGCGTTGTTCCTTCGGCCATCGCTGCCGGTAACGGCGTACCCATCGGCACAAGCGTCTTTGACGACATCATGGGCGAGAACGGCCTGATCGCGAAGGTCGAGCTTGACGGCTTCAATCCGAACGGCGTTATGTCCGCGATCCAGATGCGCGGAAAGCTTCGCGGCTTGAAAGACACGACCGGCCAGCCCATCTTCAAGTCCGATATGCAGGGCGCGACCCGCTATGGCCTTGACGGCATGGATATGTACTTCCCGATGAACGGCGCTTTTGACCCGTCTCAGGCGCAGATGATCGTCGGCGACTGGTCGCAGTTGGTCTATGCAATCCGGCAGGACATGACGTTCAAGATCTTCACCGAGGGCGTCATTCAGGATCCGACCACGAAGGCCATCACGTATAACCTCATGCAGAACGACATGGTTGCGTTGCGTGCGGTCATGCGGCTTGGCTGGGAAATCGCGAATCCGGTAAACGCGTATAACGTTGATATTGCCAATCCGTTCCCATTCTCGGTCTACGGCAAGGCTGGAACGGTCTCCACTGTGACTGTCTCCCCGGCAACCGCGACCGTGGCGAAGGGCGCGAGCAAAGCATTTTCCGCCTCCGTTGCGGGTGAAGGCATTGTAAGTGGCGACGTCGAGTGGAGCCAGAGCGGCGCCAAGTCGTCTATCACGGAAGGCGGCGTGCTGAAGGTCGCGTCCAATGAGACGTCCACGAGCATTACCGTCACTGCAAAGTCGAAGCAGGATAGCACTAAGACCGGCACAGCTACAGTCACGGTCGGTTCGTAAAAAATGAAAGGAGCTGGTACGAATGATCTATGCCGACTATGAATTTTACTCTTGCTGCTACTACGGCAGCGTGAGTGAAGAGGATTTCCAGCGTCTGGCCGTCCGCGCCAGCTCCTTCCTCGATTATTACACGCAGAACCGAGTAAAAGACTACGCGGATCTCGAAGCCGTTAAAATGTGCTGCTGCGCTCTGGTCGATCAGTATATGCTGATCGACACGGCACAGGAGCTTGCCAGAAAGAATGTGTCCGCCGGGCTTGCATCTGACGAAGGAGAATTGCAGAGCGAGACTGTAGGCGGCTATTCCCGGACGTTTCGCAGCGGCGGCGATTCTTCCGTAGCTGCATTGAAAGCGGCTTCGGAGGCGAAGAACGCACTTGCAAGCGTAGCGCGTGAATATCTGGCCCATACCGGGCTTCTCTACAGAGGCAGGTGTTTTGCATGTACGCCCCACACACTGTAACCATCTACAACGTCACGCAGGAGCAAGACCAGGATTTCAAGGACACGCAGAAGCGCTATATCACAGTGATTCGCGGCGTAATGCTCCAAGCGTCGAAAGCTGCTAACGTCCGCGCGAGCGGGCTTGAAGGAGCAGATGCGGTGAATCTGTACATTCCGTTCTCTGCGGCTGCTGTAGACGGCGTGACAGGTGCGGAAAAGCGCTACGTCGGTCCGCAGGAGTTCTGGCGCGCAACTGATAAAAGCAAAATCTGGACGCTATCTACGGACGGTAACGGCGGCACAACATTCTTTGTGAAGGGCGAAGTAGTCGAGCCGGACAAGACGGAAGAACAGATCGAGATGCTGTACGATGATGTGTACAAAGTGACAAAGGTGGACATGAAGGACTTCGGCAGTCCTTCTATGCAGCACTGGCAGGTCGGAGGCTCGTAATGCTGAAATTCAGCGTAAAGGCAGACGGATTTGACGCGCTGCAGGAAAAGCTCGCGCAGGCCTGCACCAAAGCAGAGCATATTGTTGCAACGCAGGTGCGGAAGGACACAAGCCCATATGTGCCGTTCCTGACGGGCTCTCTCGACCAGAGAACAATGGTGGACGGCAATGCGATCATCTATCCGGGGCCGTATGCACGGTTTTTGTATTACGGGAAAGTTATGGTTGACCCGGAGACGGGCAGCACATACGCACCGAAGGGTGGGACGAAGGTTCTGACAGACAAAAACCTTGTGTTCACGACATCCGGACACGCACAAGCACAGTCGCACTGGTTCGAGGCGTCCAAAGCAGAAAACCTTGATAAATGGATCCGCGTTGCGGATAAGGCGGTGAAAAATGGCCTCTGAAAAGCAAAGAAAACTGGTATCTGCGGAGGAAGAACAGGATATCTCCCGAAAGATGATGGTCTGGGCGAACTCCTTTTCTGACGACGATATGCCAGCCGCGACGATCAACTATGAATTTCTCGCCGCAGATTCCGCGAGCATGGCGCTTTCTGCTATTCAGGGCGCGTACATCACACGGAAATACCTGCTTGGCGGGCATGAAGCAGAATACCAATTTAAGATCATCGCCCGTATCATCCCCGGCAGCAGCAACGATAAGCGCCTAAAATGCGACGCCATGCTGAACCGCTTCGGAGACTGGGCTATGCAAAATTATCCGTCTTTGGGCGATGGCATGCGCGTCCGGAGCGTGGAAGCGTCCAGCCGTGCGGCTCTGTTCGCCCGGTACGATGACGGAACAGAAGACCATCAGATACTTATGAAACTGACATATGAGGTGATTTAATTATGGCAGACATGACCTTTAATACCACTGCTGGCCAGACCATTGACCGCGAATTGCTGATCGCATACCTGAATACCGGCGAGGCGTCTACGCCTGTCTGGTCTCCGTTCGGCAAGCGCGTCACGGATTCCAGCATGGAGTACGATTGGCAGGAGGATTCCAGTAAGGATATCCTCGGCACTACAAGAACCACCATGAAGAAGCCCATCATCACGCAAAGCTTTGACCCGTGCGAGCTGGACGCAGGCGACGCGGCGCTCGTCAAGCTGTGGAACCTGGCGGTCAAAGACCAGGACGCAGCAGCACTGGCGAATCAGGACGTTCTCATCGTTCATTTTTACGCAGGAACGGCCAAGACGGCAGTCTTTGCGGAGCGTTACGACGGCACAATGGTAAAGCCCGCAAGCCTCGGCGGTGAGGGTGGCGGCTTCGTTGGCATGCCGTTCGATGTGACGCTGGGCGGTACGCGCACGACCGGAACGGCTGCGGTCGGCAGCAACGGTGCAGTTACGTTCACGGCTGATTCTGCTGCGTAAGGAGGGGCTATAAATGGCAGATATCAGATTTGATACTGGTGTACAGTCCTTCCAAATTAACGGCGGCGTAAGTGTAGAGTTCAACCCTACGGACAGTGAATTTGCGAAAAAGCTGTTTTCGCTGTTCGAAGAGTTGGAATCCAGACAGCATGAATACGCAAAACGCGCCGAAAACGAGACGGACCCGAAAAAAATTCTCGATTTGGCAGATCAGTTCGACAAGGAGATTCGCGAAAAAATCGATGGAATTTTTGGAAAGCCGATTTGTACTGAAGTGTTCAGGACAAACGTAATGGCGCTTGCAAATGGTCTGCCGGTATGGGCGAATCTTATGCTTGCTGTCATCGACGAGATGGACGCTGGTTTCGATCTCGAAAAAACCAGACTAAGCCCAAGAGTAAAACAGTACACGGACAGATGGGCGAAAAGAAAGCGCTGATCTACGCGCTCCCGACGTCAGCTGAGGTAAACGGCAAAACATATCAGATTGAATCAGATTATAGAGCGGTGCTGGATATCCTCGCCGCTCTTTCTGATAAAGATTTGACGGAAGAGGAGCGCACCATTGCTGCCCTTGAGATATTCTACCCTGACTTTGACGATATTCCGCTTTCAGATTATGAGGAAGCACTGCGGAAATGTTTCAGGTTTATTGACTACGAGCAAGACAAAAAGGAGCAAAAAAAGCAGCCGACGTTGATGTCGTGGGAGCAGGACTTTGCGATGATTGTCGCGCCCATCAACAGAATTGCAGGATGTGAAATCCGCGCATTGGAATATCTGCACTGGTATACGTTTTTATCCTATTATCAGGAAATTGGAGACTGCCTGTTTGCCCATGTGGTAAGTATCCGGGACAAGAAATCTCACGGGAAGCCTCTTGACAAGCAGGAACGAGAGTTTTACAGGCGAAACCGTGAAATTATTGATTTGAAAACGAATTACACAGACGCAGAAAAGGATATTCTGGCAGCGTGGGGTGTCTCAAAATAAGGTGGTGAGAAAATGGCAGATGGGAAAATCGTTGTGCAGGCGGAAGTTGATGCGAAAAAAGCACAGCGGGAGCTTGATAAACTTACAGCGAGAATTGACAAGCTGGAAACTGACCTGAAAAAGAGCAGCGGCGAGCAAAGCGGGATCAAGGCACAGCTTGACGCGGCAAAGGAATCCGCAAAACAGGCAGAAACTGCGTTGAAATCGTTGCGTGCAGAATCTGAGCGGCTGCGGCAGGTCACATCCGGCGAGGTTTCTGCATCGCCTGATGCGTATATTTCTGCATACAGTCGGCAATCCGAAGTTGCTGCACAGATTAAGGAACAGGAAGCGCGTCTGAAAGAGCAAGACAAGATCGTTGAGAGCTTGGACGGCAAGTACGCAAAAATTACGGACAAGGTAATGGAGCAGACCTCCGCGCTGGACGCGGCGAAGACACGCGCAGGAGATCTTACGCGAGAGATTACAAACGCAAGCGGCGCGTCCGAACGGATGGAGCTTGCCGCAAAAAATGTTTCCGACAGCATGAACACGTTCAGCAAGCGTGTTTCCGGGCTTTTTAAGCGTGTCCTGGTGTTCTCTCTGATTACTAGAGCGCTGCAAAGCCTGCGGACATGGCTCGGGAAAACAATCATGCAGAACGAGGAGGCGCGTGCAGCGGTTGCGCGGCTTAAGGCGGCGTTTTTGACGCTGGCTCAGCCGATTCTTCAAGTCGTGATCCCCGTTTTTGTGAGGCTTGTGGACATTCTGACACAGGTTGTTACAGCTATCGCAAAGTTTTTCGGCATGCTGTCCGGCAAAAGCTGGGGCGCGCAGGTCGCAGCGGCAAAAGGGCTGAATGCGGAAAAAGAAGCAATCGAGGGGGTAGGCTCCGCAGCTGAAGACGCCAGCAAGAGCATGGCGAGCTTCGACGAGATCAACCAGATTACCAGCAATCAGGCATCTGGAGGCGGTGGCGGCGCGGGCGGGGCGGCGTCTACGGATATCGCGCCGGATTTTTCAAACCTCGACATGGCGGAGGATAAACTCCACGATATTCTCGGCCTAGTAGGTGCGATTGCAGCCGGGCTGCTCGCTTGGAAAATTGCAAGCATGTTTACAAACGATTTGAGCAAGATTGCCGGGATAGCGCTTGCAGCAGCTGGTGCGTTTGCACTTGTGTATTTCTGGCTAGACGCGTGGAAGAACGGGATTGATTTACAAAATTTCCTCGGAATGCTTGCGGGGCTTGCCGCGCTTGCTGCCGGACTTGCAATCGCATTTGGCCCGATAGCAGCAGGCATTGCGCTTGTTGTGGGCGGTCTTGCTATGCTTGTTGTCGGAATCAAGGATGTCATTGAAAATGGATTTAATTTAGTAAATACGCTTACGATCATCGCGGGGCTACTTGCCGCCGGTATCGGCATTTCGCTTCTGACGGGTAGCTGGATTCCACTCCTGATTGCGGGATTTGTTGCCGCTCTGGTTGCACTTGTTTCCTTTACCGGACATGGCGAAGAACTCATCGAAGGCCTGAAAAATATCATAGACGGATTCGGGAAATTCTTTAAGGGCGTGTTTACGGGAGACTTAAAGCTTGCCGCAGAAGGCGCGAAACAAATTTGGGAAGGGCTTAAGCAGACGTGGAACGCGATTGTAAACTCCATCAAAGATGCATGGGATATGTTCATTACATGGTTACAATCAAAAAGCCCCATGCTCGCGGCGATTTTCCAGACATACGGAAACTTTATATCCGGCCTATTCAACAGTATAAAGCAGTGGCTAAGCGGAATCATCGAGTTTATCAGCGGCGTTTTTACCGGAGACTGGACAAAGGCGTGGGAAGGCGTAAAGGATATATTTAAGGGAATCTGGAATGGAATCATTACCGCTGTTGAATATGCGATAAACTTTATCATCAACGGTATAAACCTCCTAATCTCCGCGCTGAATACCATTCATTTCGAGGTCCCTGATTGGGTTCCTCTAATTGGTGGTAGGTCTTTCGGAATTAGCATTCCCCTAGTGAGCAACGTTGCGCTTCCTCGCCTCGCGCAGGGCGCAGTCATTCCCCCGAACCGCGAATTTCTCGCCGTTCTCGGCGACCAGAAGAGCGGGACAAATATTGAGACGCCGCTGGCAACGATGGTGCAGGCCTTTAAGCAGGCCATGAATGAGACGGGCGGCATGGGAGGCCGGAGCATTACAGTCGTGATGCAGGTCGATAAGCGCGAGTTTGCCCGCGCGGTATATCAGGCGAACAACGACGAGACGCAGCGCGTTGGCGTTCGTCTGGCGGGGGTGAGAACATGACAAGCGTATTGAGCCTTGATGGGAAAGCGTATCCAAATCTGCACGTCGTGAGTCTGAAACGTTCGTTTTCCGTGCTCGACGGCGACAATGCCGGGCGCGTGATGACTGGCGCAATGACGCGCGACATCATCGGCACCTATTACAATTACAGCCTGGAAATTGATTCAGTGACATCGAACCCCGAGGAATACGACGAGTTTTATGAAACGATCTCCGCACCGGCAGACAGCCACGTACTGACAGTCCCCTATGCGCAGACGACCATGACGTTCGACGCGTATGTTGCAAATGGCGACGACGAGCTGGCGTCCAGCTATGCCGGGAAAAACAGCTGGCAGAACCTGACCGTCAATTTCGTCGCCATGAAACCGAAGAGGACCCCGGCATGAGCGTAAGAGTGGTATATGAAGACGTCGCGGTCGGCGCAGCAGATGCGTCGACGGTAACGACGACGGCGAAGAAAGACTTTGCGAACCCTGCCCTGCTCCCCTACGGCACGGACGCCGGGCTGCTGGCGTCCTGCGAGCAGAACCAGTGGGTCCTAGACGGGACGCGCGTCTTGCTCGGGAACCAGCGGGCCGCATTCTGGTCCGCGGTGCAAAGCAACGACGACTGCACGTTTGACGCAGCGCCGACGATCACGATCTCCCTGAATGGTCAGTTCTCGTCCCCGGGCATTTTCTTCTACTTCGACGGCTCGGAGGGTGACTACTGCAGCGAGATTGTCCTGATGTGGTACAACGGCGAAGAACAGCTTGCGAGCAAGACCTTCACGCCGAACTCGTACAAGTATTTCTGCGAGCAGCAGGTCGACTTATACAACAAGCTCGTCGTGCAGATCAATAAGACCCACCTGCCGAACCACTACGCGAAGATCTCGCAGATCTTCTTCGGCATCGTCCGGGAGTTCGAGCGGGAAGAGCTGCGCTCCGTCCGAGTCACGGAGGGCCTGAACATTATTTCAGAAGATCTGGAGATCAACACGCTCGACTTCTCGCTGGACAGTGCCGATGATATTGATTACGTCTTCCAGCAGAAGCAGCCCGTCAGCGCGTATGACTCAGACCACCTGATCGGCGTGTTTTATATCGAATCGTCCTCCCGGAAAAGCGTGAGCGTCTATGATATTTCCTGCATCGACGCCCTCGGCGTCATGGACAGCGAGCCGTTCGCGGCTGCGATCTATTCCGGCGCGTCTGCGAAGACGCTGATCCAGACGATCCTCGCCGGGCACTTTACGCTGGAATACGACTCTTCGCTGGACGACGCAAAGGTCACGGGCTACATCCCGGACTGCACGAAGCGCGAGGCGCTGCAGCAGATCGCATTTGCCATCTGCGCCACCATCGACACCAGCGGGACGCGCGGGATCAAGGTGCGAAAGCTCGCGTCGGACGAGGCGGCGGAGATCCCGCTTGACCGGCTCTATACCGGCGGCAGCGTAGAAACGTCTTCCCCGGTGACGGAGGTGCGTGTGACGGCGCATGCGTACAAAACGACCGGCAGCGGCGACAGCGTGGAGGTCGACGGCACGACGTATTACCACACGACCACCGTCACGACGAAGGCCAATCCGAAGGTCACGGCCACGACGAAGCCAAACGTCGTTGAGGTCAGGGACGCCACGCTGGTCAACAGCAGCAACGTCGCCGCGGTCACCCAGCACGTCTACGACTATTACATGCGCCGTCAGACCCACAGCGTGCGGATCGTCATGGACGGCGAGACCCCCGGCGATTACGTCAAAACGACGACGCCGTGGGGCAGCACGATCACCGGCACGATCACCAGCATGAGTATTCTCCTCAGCGGAATCGCGGCGGCAGAATGCAAGATTATCGGCACATAGAACGGAGGTGCGGCATTTGGTACAGGGAGATTCGTATAACCTTAGTGTTACCATCAAGAATAAAGGGCAGCCGCTGGACGTTGCAAGCGTTGAAAAGGTGGAAATTTCTCTGCTTTACCTGCAAAAGAGCTATCCGGGAGAGATCGGATACGAGGACGGAAAGTTTCTGTTTCCCCTCACCCAGCAGGAGACCTTTCGGCTCCCGAAGCTCTGCCAGATGCAGGTGCGCGTGAAATTCAAGAGCGGTGACGTGATTGGCTCGGAGATCAAGCAGATCGACGTTGCGCACGCGCTTTCAAAGGCGGTGTTGTGATGGGCGGCATTGAATTTGGACTCAAGAACCGCGATCCGATCGACGTTTCCTTTAACGTTTCCGTGCGTGCTGGCGGCGGCTCTGGTGGCGGGGGCATCCAGTCGGCACAGATCGACGCGATCCTCGTGATGACAAAATCCGAATATGACGCGCTGGACAAAAAGGACGCGCGGACACTGTATCTGTTGGAGGGATAACATGCTGGCAGTTGGACTCAAACGCATTCTGGAGCTGTTCATCGGCTCCATGGGCATCAAATCCGCCCACCTGGGCACGAAAACCATCTACGAAAGACCGGGCGGATTTTTGTACATTGAACTCACAAGCGAAGAAAGGGGATAACTCCAGATGGCAAGTTTTTTTAATCTGACACTTGATACGCTGGCACCTGCCGGCCTATCGCTGATCCTGAACGACGGTGCACAGTACGCGACCAGCGCGACCGTCACGGCGAAGATCTCTGTCTCCGACGAGACAACGACGGGCTACCAGATGAAGATCTGGGGCACGAAGACGGCGGGGACCGAGGCGGAAGCGTCGTGGGAGACATTCACCGCGAAAAAATCCATCACGCTGCCCAACGGCGACGGCCTCAAGACGATCTATGTCAAGATGCGCGACGACGTCGGCAACGAAACGACCGCAGTCAGCGACACGATCACGCTCAACACGTCGATTCCTGCCGTGACCATCACCGGCCCCGACAAGAGCAGGATCTCGAAGGTCACGGGCTACGATGCAGCGGCGTTCTCCTTCGTCTGCGACGTGGACTTTGAGGAATACACCATTCGCGTCGTCCCGGCGACGAGCAGCCTGCACACGGCGGGCACGCAGATCCCGACGACGGGCGGCTCCACCAACGTCAGCGGCACGGAGGGAGGCTACAAGAAGAACACCGCCATCAACGTCACTGTCAAGGGCGCGGACCTCGAGGAAGCGTCTTCCGGCGACGGCACGAAGATCGTCAAGGTCTTCGTCAAGAACGCCGCCGGGACCTGGAGTGCCGCCTGATGGCCGCGCCGCAGCTGACATTCTCCATCACGGGCAACAAGATCTCGGCGGTCTCGGGGTTCGACTCGATCACCGTTTCCTTCTCGTCGGACATCGCCTACACGGCCTTCGAGTGCCGCGCGACGAAGTCCGGCGAGGATTGGGGCCGCGGGAAGGGCGCTTTGATCGCGTCCTTCTCCCAGACCCCGGCGGGCACGCAGCGCACCTTTGAGGTTTACGACGATTTTCTGCTTTCCGGTGATGGGGAATACCGCATTTCGTTGTTCGCGCAAAGCGCGGACGGCAGCTGGAACGACAACTACGGCTTTATCCCGCTGGGAGAGTCGCAGGCGCTGAAGACCGCGGACGGCGAGGATTTTCTGTGTATGAAGGAGTGATCGTATGGCTTACAACAGCCAGTTTACCGGCGCGCAGATCGACGAGGCTATCGCCGACGTGCGCAGCAACAAAGACGCGTGGAACGGAAAGCAAGATGTGATCCTCGCCTCCGGCGCTTCCGTCGGGGACCTGATCAAGGTCAAGGCGGTGGACGCCAGCGGGAAGCCGACGGCGTGGGCGGTGGCCGTGGCGGGCACGGACTATCTAACGGAAGCGCCCGTGACGAGCGTGAACGGGAAAACCGGAGCTGTCAAGGTTCGCGAAGTGCCGTCTGTCACCACCGCTGATAATGGAAAATTTCTGCGGGTTGTGTCCGGTGCATGGGCGGCTGTAGAGATTGCAAACGCGAATGGAGGTAGCTTCTGATGGCTGAATATTTGACAAACACGGCTGATCTTACATCGGTTGCCGACGCGATCCGCGCGAAGGGCGGGACGTCCGCGCAGCTTGCGTTCCCGGATGGGTTTGTGAGCGCGGTGCAGGCCATCAAGGGCGCGCCCGACTTGCAGATTGTCATCACAACCAGCGCGGGCGCAACTGTCACAGCTACGAAGGGCAGCAAGACGGTTTCCGGAACGGCGGATGCGAGTGGAAACTGCACGTTGATAGTCGACGAGGTTGGAACATGGACGGTAACAGCAACGACAGCAAGCACAACAAAGACGGCAGATGTTGTGGTTGGGACAGCTAATGTCGATTTGGTCATGATCGACCCCGTGTTCGGAAATAACAGCTGGGCTGCAATTATTAAGGCCTGTCAAGAGAAACAAGTTCCCAACACATGGAACGTCGGCGACAGATGCAACATGACGATTAACAACAGTACCTACGCAATCGACATTATCGGCAAGAACCACGATGACTACGCCGACGGCTCTGGTAAAGCCCCGCTGACGTTCCAGATGCACACGACTTACGCGACGCAGTATAAGATGAACAACAACGATAGCAACAGCGGCGGTTGGGCAGGATGCTTGCTGCGAGGAAACGGTGGTTTCAAGACGATCAAATCGAAAATGCCGGCAGAGGTCGTGACTGCGATGAAGGCCGTGACAAAGAAGACCTCGTTAGGCAGCGCCAGCTCGGCTATCGAAACGACGGAGGACACGCTGTTCCTGTTGTCGGAGATCGAGGTGCAGGGCACGCGGACGCATTCCTACGCGGGCGAGGGCATGCAGTACACGTATTACCAGACGGCGGCCAACCGGAAGAAAAACCGCGCGTGGTATCTGCGCTCGCCGAGGACCAACAGCACCACCTGCTTCTGCAGAACGGGATGGAACGGTGAAGCGGACTGGAGCGTCGCGTCCGAGGTGGATGGCATCGCGGCGGCATGGTGCTTTTAAGGAAAGGAGAGACGGGGAGAGGCAATGATCTATCTGAAGGTACAGGAGAATGAATATCCGGCATACATCAGCGGAAGGCTGATCGACCGCGACTGGGACGGGCGCGCGTCCAAGTCCATTCTGATAAACAAGCCGACGGGCGTTAAGGAGCTTCTATGAGTACGATTATTGACACCCTCATCACCGACCGAACTGCAGCGGACGTCGCACGCTTGCACGAGTTGGCCGTGAAGGGCTACGCGGGCATGACGGCGGCGGAGCTGGCGGAGTGGCTGGCGGGGATGAAGGGCGCATACAACGCCGTTGACCTAAACCGCGTCGGGACGGCGCTGAACTACCTCCGCGACCGCCTGACCGGCGTCTGCGGCAGGGATATCACGTGGCAGGCGAAGACAGATTGGGCTATGACGGACGTTATAACAGTCGCACAGGGCAGCGCATACCACGACCAGATCAGCGACGTCCGCGCCGCGCTCGCCTACCCCGCAAATACCCCGGATGTGCCGGAGATCGCGTTGCTGACGTATGCGGGCGCAAACGATATCGAACGCATCCTGGCCATCTGCGAGACGCTGGTCGACAATGTGATAAGTGCGTTTCGCTACACCGGCGCGGCGGAGTGCACCGCGGGAGGATTACTATGACAGACAGACAACCGACACAGGTACTAGCCAATGGTGCCATCCGCTACGGCATCTACCGCGCGGATGGCACGCTCGACCACTATGAATATCTCCGGCGCGAGGACGCGCCGGCTGTCGAGGGAACGCCGCTCAGCAAGGCCAATCTTCTCTCGGACGCCACAGCTTCGAAGCTCTGGCCCGGCAGCAACAAGCCGGAGGACCCGACCGTCAACCAGGCGTTTGAAAAGCTATCCACGGGCATGCACGCCGTCGGGGATATCGATCTGACGTCCCGTGAAGCACCGTCTTCCGCGTGGTTGCCCTGTGATGGACGCTACATTTCGCAAGCTGACTACCCTGAATTGTTCAACGTTCTGCGTGTGACTGCAAGTCAAGGCAACTGGGACACACAGGTTGTGGACACTAATAGCAAGCCTGACGCTGCGGGAGATACTATTTCGTACGCAAATAGTACTTGGTTTCGAACAAGAGTGCAGTACGTAAGTCAGAAGGAGTTCTATACTGCTAAAATGTGGTACTCGAGTGATGACATGAATTCGTGGCATAAGATATCTGTTGCGAATAATGTGCATCAACTTACGCCTGTACACTACTATGAGAATAAATACGTATGCATCGCTATTAAGTATATTCCATACAGTAGCGGTATTCGTGCGCACTACACAGGCTATATCTACTATGCGAGCCAGCCTGCTGGACCGTGGACCATCGGAGGTGAGGTACAACAGGAGATAGATTCATTTGTACCTGGCGATAGTGCTGAGGACATTATCACAGATGGCACGAAATACTATCTGGTAGAGAAAGAGCAGTACGGTATGACCTCGTCTTTAAGCTTATTTCCTCCAGCATGGCAGACAAGCGATTTCGGAGGTGGAACATCTTCGGGCTCTGATTCAAACACTGTAGAAAATATTGCATATAACGAGGCTGATGGTTACTTCTACGGCGCAAAGGGCACACACAAATATTCGAGTGCCAATCAGTTAGCTCGAACGCGTACTCCAGACGACTATAACTCCTGGCAGGTGATATACTCTGAGCAAGGCGACTACATCGGTATTGCAGTTGAAGGAAATTTAATTCTAGCTCTCGGAAATGGTACAGCGCCACGCAATTATGTGTACTCAGTTGATGGGGGTAAAACGTTCAAGACAGCGTCCCTTACTACCAAGCCGAACGTGAGCCCCCAGCGCGATTGGGTAAAAATTATTGGTGGAATTGCTGTACTATCTACGCGAACAGTTGTACAGGAGGCTGACGGTGCTCCTAAATTACTGTACACAGACGATCTGACTCAAGGATTTTTATCCATTGATGCACCGACAGATGTTAATACTTTTGCAGGTAACGGTTCTGGCTTAATCGTTGGTGCATTAAAATCGCAAGGAGCCTCTAGCGTCAACATCTACAGAGATTTTACTTATGATGCTAAGAAAATCCCAACGATCACTCCGGATAGCCGCAGTCATGCCTACATCAAGGCCGTGGAGGAATGAGCCATGCGGGACAGAAAAGGGACGAACGATCTGGCGAACGGCGCGGTCTGCTACGGGGCCTATGACGCGGCGGGGAATCTGCTGCGGCAGGTCTGGCTCCGGCTGGAGGACGAACCGCTGGCCGAGGAAACGCTGCTCGTCAAGGCGAATCTGCTGACCGACGAAACTGCCGCCCTCCTCTGGACGGCGGACGACGCTCCGGCCGACCCGACCATCAACGACGCGCTGGACAAGCTCTCCACGCCGCAATACAAGATCGGCGATCTGCTCGTCACCGTGCGGGAGCTGGCCGCCCCGTGGCACGCCTGCGACGGCTCGGCCTTCTCGCAGACGGAATACCCGGAGCTTTATAACCAGCTCGGCGGCAATGCGCTGCCGAACGTCAGCTATTCCGACGACACAGTTACCTACATCAAAATGGCCAACGACTGACCGTTGGGAAATACATAAAAGAGGTAAAAACATGGATGCTGGAACCATCACGATTATCTGCGCCGTCCTCGGCTCGTCCGCGCTGACGACGGTCATTCAGACCATCGTCGGCGCAGCGCAGAAGAAGAAAACACAGGCAGACTCCCAGGGCGACCATCTGGCCGAGATCGACAAAAAGCTCGACAAGATGCAGAAGCACCAGGATGAGCAATACCTGTCTATCCTGCGCCTGACGATCATGTCAGAGGAAATGCCAATGTCGGAGCGATTGATCGCGGGCAAAAAATACGTAGATCTGGGAGGAAACGGGGACGTCAAGCAATTCCTACATCAGCTGGAAGCGCAGTGCGAAAGGAAGTGAAGCTGTGAGATTCAAACTCCGCTGGACAAAAGGCGAAATGTCCAAGACCATCGTGTTCTACTGCATCCGCGTGCTGACCCTCACGCTCGTGTGGGCGGTGCTGCTCGAGACAATTGCGGTCCTGCTTCAACTGGATATCGATCTTTCCGCCGTGCTGACGTTCACCGCCGCGGCATTCGGCGGTGAGCTGCTTCTGCTCGCGTTCAAGCGGGTCTTCGCAAAAAAGGACAAAGACGAATAACCGGAACCACGAAAGGGGTACATATGGAAAACATCATCAAGCGGCTCGGGAATCTCCTGAGCGTCAAATCCATCGTTACACTTGGCCTGACCATCATCTTCGCCGTCCTCGCCCTGCGGGGCGATATCTCCGGCAAGGACTTCCTGACCATCTTCCTGACGGTCATCACCTTCTACTTCGGCACGCAGAGCCAGAAGGTGCAGGACGCTATCGAGGGCGGAAGCACGAAGGAGGATGCGCAGAAATGAGTGTCATGAAAGCGTCTGAACTCGTCAAGAAGCATATCGACGTCGCGAAAAACTACAAGACCGTCTACATGTGGGGCTGCTTCGGCTCGCCGGTGAGCGAGGGTATTATTTCCGAGAAAGCAAAGCAGTACCCGGACTGGTACACTGCAGCGAAGCAGGCCAGATTCCGCGGGCTGATCGGAAAGGGCTACTTTGGCTTTGACTGCGTGAATCTCACGAAGGGGATCCTGTGGGGCTGGAACGGCAACAAAAATGCCTACCACGGCGGCGCCCGCTACGCCGGCAACGCCGTCCCGGACGTGTCCGCCGACGGCATGATCGCCAAATGCAAGGACGTATCCGCATCCGCCTGGGACAAACTCGTCCCCGGCGAAGGACTGTGGATGCCGGGCCATTGGGGCATGTACATCGGCGACGGCCTTGCGGTCGAATGCACGCCGATCTGGGACAATGGCGTGCAGATCACATGCGTCGGCAACATCGGCCTCAAGGGCGGCTACAACAGCCGTGTGTGGAAGAAGCACGGAAAGCTCCCGTGGGTAGAGTACGATACGGAAACGGTCGACAGGGCCGTCGAGGACGCAAAGGCAACGATCAAAGCCAAGGCCGGGCTTGCGGACGGCACGATCGACTATCTGGCGGCGTACAAGTACGGCGCAGATCTTCTCAAGAAGCTGGCAGCAGCAATGAAGTAAGGAGGCGGCGCTATGTCTCCGCAAGCGCGGTATAAACTTCCCCCGGAGTTGGACGGCCTGACGCGGAAAAGCATGGAAACCGTGATCTATCAGGCCAATCTTGGACGGGAGAATTCGCAAATCGCGCAGCTTTATTTCGTGGATAAGCTCCCGCAAGTGGACGTTGCAACAGAATTGTATCTTGGCCGCGCCACCGTGCAGCGCCGCCTTCCGGAGATCATGGCGCGGATGAAGTCTGCGTCCGGAAGCCTCCCAAACTGAGCAGAACTGATGCACAACTGAGGCAAAACTGAGGCACATCAAAACAGAAAAAAGCCCATACTGGACACATCAAAGGAGTGTTCGGTATGGGCTTTTCTTATTTTAATCCGAACCCTGCCGGGCAGAAGGTCGGGGACTGCACCGTCCGGGCTATCGCAAAGGCGACCGGGAGGAGCTGGGACGAGGTGTATATCGGCCTGTGCCTGCAGGGGCTCATCATGGGCGATCTGCCGAGCGCAAACAGTGTGTGGAGCGCTTACCTCCGGCAGCAGGGCTTTACCCGGAACGTGATCCCGAACACGTGCCCGGACTGCTATACCGTCGCGGATTTCTGCGCAGATCATCCGCGTGGGGTGTACGTGCTGGCGTTATCAAGCCACGTTGTGTGCGTGGAAGATGGGACGTATTTTGACACGTGGGATTCTGGGAGTGAAATTCCACTGTTCTATTGGGCAAAGGAGGATAAATGATGTTCGGACAACAGCCGTATGTGTATCAGCAGCCAATTTACAATCAGCCAATCGGTCAGCCAATGCAGGAGCCAATGATGCGCCCACAGTATCAGCCTGCGCCGCAGATGCAGCAATATCAGCCGCAGCCACAGCAGACGCAGAATCAGTCGATCATCTGGATTCCGAACGAACAGGCCGCAAACGACTTTATCGTCGCGCCCAACAACGCGGTAACGCTTTGGGATATGAACGCGCCGGTCGTGTACGTCAAAAAGGCCGACGCAAGCGGAAAGCCGACCATGACGACCTACGACCTTGTGGAGCGCGCACAGGCCGTTATAACGCCCACAGCGGCGCGAAAAGACATGATGGAGGAATACGTGACGCGCAAGGAGTTTGACGAGCTTGTGGCGAAGCTGGCCGCTCCAAGCGTCAGACCGCGAAAGGTAAAGGAGGCGGACAATGAACCCACTGTTTAACGCGCTCGGCGGCGGGCAAATGCCCGGCCAGATGGGGAAATTTCAAAATATGGTGCAACAGTTCCGGCAGTTTCAGAACAGCTTTCATGGTGATCCAAAAGCAGAGGTCGAAAAGCTGGTGCAAAGCGGGAAGATATCACAGCAGCAGTTAAATCAGCTGCAGCAGGTGGCTGGGCAGTTCCGACAGCTGCTCGGATAACAGATTTCAATTCGTGGCCACGATTGAGATAAATATTTTGAATCTACGAAAGGAATGAAAAATATGAGTTTGAATGACGGCTCTCCGACCATGACAATGCCCGTTGCGCCTACCGGCATGACAGGCGGCGGATGGGGCGGCTTTGGCGGTGATAATGGCTGGTGGATCATCATCCTGTTCCTTGCCATTTTCTGCGGCTGGGGCGGCAACGGAAACGGATTCGGCAACAACGGCAGGAATTCCGGCGGCGTTGTAGACGGCTATGTGCTGGCCTCTGACTTCTCCAACATCGAGCGCAAGCTTGACAACGTAAACAACGGTATCTGTGATGGCTTCTACGCCATGAATACGGGCATGCTCAACGGCTTTGCAGGTGTGACACAGGCTGTGACTTCCGGCTTCTCGCAGGCCGAGCTTTCCCGCTGCAACCAGCAGGCCGCGCTTATGCAGCAGCTGAACAACATGGCGATGCAGGCGCAGGAGTGCTGCTGCGAAAACCGCGCTGCAATCGCCCAGGTGCGCTACGACATGGCGACGCAGGCATGCGACACCCGCAACACCGTGCAGAACACCACCCGCGACATCATCGACGCCATGAACTGCGGCTTCCGCAGCATCGACCAGCGTCTGACGGCGCAGGAGCTTGCGGCGAAGGACGCGAAGATCGCCGAGCAGGGCCAGCAGCTCTTTGCTGCGCAGCTTGCGGCAAGCCAGAACGCACAGACGCTCGATCTGCGTAACTACGTGAGCGGGCAGCTGGCGTATTATAACCCGCGCCCGGTTCCGTCCTTCGCAGTCCCGGCCCCGTACCAGTACGCAGGATGCAACGGCTATAACGGCGGTTACAACTACGGCTGCGGCAACTGCGCGTAACAACTCCACATCGTAGAGCTTTTTCGTGGCCTCACGAAAATGGTCGGCCCCATTGCCGATACTCGACAGCAACGCGGCGGGGCGACTGCTCCGCCGCTATATTTTTACGAAAGGACTGATTTTATGGCCGAATTTACCAATTCCAACATCGTCAGCGTCGCCGCTGGGCAGAACGTACCGCTGACAGAAACTGCAGTTAGCAGCAAACCGTGTATCGTGCACCGCAAGGGCAGCGGGCAGGTAACCCTTCGCGGACTGACCAACCAGTGCAGAGCGATTTTTAAGGTCTCTTATGGCGGCAATATCGCTATCCCGACCGGTGGCACAGTCGAGGCGATCACCGCCGCGCTTGCGATTAACGGCGAAGCTCTGACTAGCGCGACTGCAACTGTTACTCCGGCTGCGGTCGAAAACTACTTTAATATCTATGTTTCCGCGCAGGTAAGCGTACCGAAGGGCTGCTGCGTGACGGTAGGCATGCGCAACACCAGCACGCAGGCGGTTAATTTTGCGAACAGCAACCTGACCGTCGAGCGTGTGGCTTGAAAGGAGGAAGCAGCATGTATGATCTGAGAAATCTCCGCGAAATGCTCTGCAAGGAGCTGGACGAGATCGCAGACAAGCGCGAAATGTCTGCGGGCGATCTGGACGCGATCCAGAAGCTGACGAGTTCCATCAAAAACACCTATAAGATCGAAATGATTGAGGACGGCGGTTATTCCCGAGACGGCGATTGGGAAGCCGACATGCGCGGCACATATGGACGCGGAAGTTCATACCGTGGGCGCCGCCGCGACGCAATGGGCCGCTACAGCCGCACGGACGCCCGCGAGCATATGCGCGCGCAACTTGAAGATATGATGCGCGACGCGGACGACGATAAGACCCGCGAAGCGATCCGCCGCTGCATGGAGCAGATCGACCGGGCATAAGGGGGATATGATATGCTGGATAAAGCCGAGATCCGCAAGGAGATAGCGCGGCTGGAATATGAGGAATCCAGCTATCCCAATTATGCCAAACTGGCAGATCTTTATGTGATACGCGACAGGATGCGGGAGGACGAACAGGGGGGCCGGAGTTCGCGCGTGCACGCTTATTCCGGAGCCAATGCACCTGCAGTGCAGGCGGCAGTTCCGCAGGCAGCGGCCACGCATATGGTAGGCAGCTACGGAGACAGTGACTTCCTGCGCGCCATCGCAGAAAAAGACCCGTCCAAAGTCTGGCCGATCGTGGACGAGCTGATGGATACGGTATTACTTGTCAAGCGAAGCGTGTATGATTCCGTTATGCGGAAGATATCCGATGCAAGATAAAACCGGTTACACTCTTATTACACTCAAGAGCAAGAAAAACCGTTGAAATTACTGCGTTTTTTATTGAATGGGGTTCAAGAGGCCGCTGGTTCGAATCCAGTCACTCGGACCAATGTAAAACGGGAAAAGCCCTGAAACTGCAAAGGTTTCAGGGCTTTTTCTTTTCTTCTCCGTAAAGGAAAAATCACGCCAGATTTCGAGAAATCACGTTGGGTTACACTCCCGGTTACACTCCACTTTTTATCCTAGATCGCGTTTATGATTTTCTTCAAGTCTTCCAGATTCACGTCTTGGTAGTACCGGAGCATCTCAGGGCTTGCGTGGCCGATCAATTTCATTTTATCCTTGTCGGGCGCAACAACTTTTTTCATCAATGTCGCGAATGTGTGCCTGCATGTATGCGGCGAATATTTGTGGATTCCGTTTACCATTGGGTTTTCAATGCCGACGGCTTCTAGTGTGGGGTAAAAAACAGCGTCCCGGAATCTATCATAGGAAAATTGGTTACCTTTTTCATCGCAGAACAACGCGCCGGACGCTTTTCCTGCGTAAAGACGATCAATAATGGGCTGGATCTTCGGGCTGATGGGAACGACACGATTTCTTCCAGCCTCCGTTTTTGCACCACCGGTCAGCGTTTTTTTATTCGCATCGTAGTTGTCAACGCTCAGTGCCAGCAGTTCTGACGGTCTGAAGCCGAGATAGCACATTGCGTAAATATAATCCGCGAACGGAATTATGCTGACAGCGTCTCGTATTCTTTCAATCTGTTCTTGCGTAAAGCTTTCCCTCGCCGCTCCGAACTCTCCGCTGACAATCAGATATTGCCCTAAATTCAGTTCTGCGTAGCCGCGCGGAACTGCGTACTTGTACATAAGCCCTGCTAACGCTTTCATGTTTTCTTTTGTTCTTCTTCCTCTCGGGCATTCGTCCATGCATTCCTGCAAATCATCTATTTCTATATCTTCCAGTTTCCAGAACTCAACTTGATAAAAGTATTTTTCGGCTGATTTGTAGCAATCAATTGTGGATTTCCCAGCTCTGTGAGTGGGGAGCCACATTTCGTAGAGTTCGCGCCATGTAATTGCTTTTTCACGCTTCTTCTGCCCGGCCAACATCGGCAGGTAGTCAAGCGCTTCTTTTTTTGTGCGGAATCCGCATTTCCGAGCGACAACGCGCTTTACAGATCCGTTTTCTTCTCGGTATCCCTTTGTTATTTCCGCTACCCATTTATCGTTGCGCCGGTATACCGAGCCCGTGCCGTTCCCGCGTTTTGTGGCCTTTTTTGTTTGCTGTTTTTTCCCGCACCAGCAACAGTAGGGCACGCCGTCTGGGATTTCTTTTTTACACTTGATGCACTCCATGTTTCACTCCACGTTCTTTTCGGATTGCATAGAAAGTAATTGCCGAAGCCAGCGCTGAACCTACGATCAGGGCAATGCAAACCCATGCAGCTACGGACAAATCTCCACCGCGAATGAGGCCTGCGCTCCGACTCTTCGCATCCATCACAAGGCAGGCAATCAGAGAAAAGGAGAGCAGCATACAAAACAGGGCGAGGACGTAACACATTGTATGTGTAGACCTTATCTGTGCGCTCTGTGCGGCCGCTGTTGCCTCCAGCTTGGCGTTTTCAATTTTGACATGATGCATCTGCTCGGTTAGTTCTTCCGGGCTTTCTGCGGGCTGGGCAAGCCCGCACAGCTCATCCAGCGACAGACCGAGAACGAGGCATAGCGCGGCAGAATTGTACAGTTTCGGGTCTTGCTGTGTTCCTGCGCAGAGCTTCGTCACAGCCGATCTGGAAACGCCGGATTCCTCGACAAGTCTGTCGATGGTGTAATGCTGATCTTCCTTCGCCCGCTTTATGTTCCTCTGATATGTAGAAAAATATGGGGCGAGTTCCTGAATTGCCGACATGATATACCTCCATTTTCACATATATTTCGCTGATTCTTCTGCTATGGGTATGGTTTTACCAATTTGAGGGTGGACATTTCTGCCGCTTTTGCTATGCTGGTTACAGGCGCGTGAGAAAGCCCCACCGCCGGGGGAGCGACGGTGGGGCTTTCTTAAACATTCCATTATACAAAATAGTCTGTCCCATAATTGCCGCTTACGAGGGTTACCGGACGAAGAAAATACAAGGTGTTCTTTGTGGAAGATTCCAAATTGAAATTCTTGAACAGACGTTCTAAAATATGGAGGTACACAAAATGCAGAGCATCAATATTCGCTTTGAAAACGGGAAAGTAAACATCATCGTAGACGGGGCACTTTTCAAGGACGTTCACAGTCTGAGCCTCGACTATATCAAGGGAGCGCCTATGCTCTTTGCCTGTGTCTCCGATGTAGGGGAGCAGCAGGACAAACGGCGGGAGCCGCGGGTCCTGCACTAGTCATAGTACTCCATGCGCATGGACGGTATTGTGACTTGGTTGCCAAGCACAGCAATATAAGTTTGCACGCCCTTGCATTCACCGTAGCACGTTATCTGATCGTTCTCCAAAATGCGGCTTTCTCCTTCTGGCCTTGAGTATGTTACATACCAGATCCCAAAAGGTGTTTGCACGCGAAGCGTGACGGAGTTCAGGAATCCCTCTTGAACTTCAATGACTGTTCCACTTATTACAACTTTTCTCCCCTTGTAATCGTCCGGATCTCTTGAAATCGCGGAATAAGAAAGATCCTCACATTGCGCTATGTATTCTTCGCGAGAAAGCTCTTTCGGCTTGTCTTCTTCGCTTTCAAGTACATACTCGGTGCCTGTGTTCTCCGTTTGCTTTTCGAGTTCGTTATTTGGCTCATAGTTTTGCGGCGAAGAGGGAGCTACCGAAATCATGCTTGATAAACTGACAACGCACAGAGCGCACAGAATCGCGACAAGCACTTTTCCGAGCGGAGACAACTTCTTTTTGTTTTTTGCCCCGCAAGCCGGGCACCGCTTTACCTTCGCGTTGATCTGCGCCCCGCACGTCTTGCATACGATTTTTCTGTTTGGAGCCTGACAGTACGGGCAGAACTTCTCTCTTTCGTCAAACTCTTCCCCGCACCGCGGGCAGATCACGTGATAGATCTGCTTCTGCATACAACATCGCCCTCCATATATTTTGGTAATACTTGTATAGTATCACCAAAACGAAACAGCCGCAATGCTGAACCTGCACAAAAATAGACGTTGAAATTTGGAAGTTTGGAGATAGGAGGCCTCAATGCTGGAAAATTTACAGGAAGTGTGCTATGATAGCAACCAGATAGAGCGGATTCGCACAAAGCTAAAGCGGATCGTGTTAGAACTTTCGGTTGAAGAACAGGAAGAACTTTTGAGAATGATTAAGGAGGGTATGCATGAGTAAGCCGTTCACTCCGATTCATGTAATGACTGAAGCGTTTCGGAAAGCCATGTATGATATTGTTGCAGAAGCGCAAGAGCAGACACCTGCTCAACGGAAAGCGAAGGAGGGTAAGTGTGTTCACAACAAGAAATGAGCTAAAGCGCAGAATTGCGGACCTTGAACGAGAACGTGACGCGCTTTTGCGGGAGCGCGAAATTGCAGACAACAGCGGCCTAGCAAAATGCAAGGGAATCATGTGCAGAAGTTGCGAACACGCTGTCTTTATTTCTAATATATGTGGGTCTAGCAGACTTCTTGGCTGCGATCTAACGACAAACTGCGATAACTACAAAAGGATTCCCCACAGCGCAGCTAAGGCTTGACAATCGATACAATAAGGCTGGAAATAGCAATCAGCGTCGTAATTAAATACGGAACCCAGAAATTCCTTCCGTCGCGTCTCCTTTGATCTACATAAGCGCGACCAGCATATGTGATCTCATAGCCAAATTGCTTGTGATCTCCAACATCGTTAATAGATTCGCTGGATTCCCAAGTGGATATGAACTTCTCAGAACAAAGAGCGGAAACACACAGACTGCTGCTTTCTCTTTCTTCTTCGTGTGTTTCTGCCTGAATTTCGTCAAAAGTCAACCGATCTTTTTTGTAGAAAAGGACTAGAAGTTTGTACGCTTTTTTATCAAGCATAGTCAACCCCTCTGGCTTTTCAAATACCGGATATATTTGATCACGTCAGCGAGTTCTTCGCCGGACGCAGAATCCAGAAAGTCTAATATCTCCTGCGCGGCAGGACTCACCGCCTCATCCTTCGGGATGGGGTCTTTTTTTATGCCCGCAGACGGGTCATCGTCCGGCAGCAAGTCTGCTACTGATACACCGAGATATTCTGCGATAGACGGGAGCTTGCTCTTCCTCGGCTTTGTTCTCCTAGTGTTCCACTGACTATAAACGCCACTAGATACACCGAGAAATTCGCACAAGTCAGCGCCGGTCTTTTTGTTCTTGGTCAAGTAATAATTGATTTTGTCTATTGTGTCCATATTAGTCAATAAATAATTGTTCAAAATGCAGGACTATTATAACTAAGTTTTTATTGACATTCTTAGTAAACTTAGTTATAATAGTTTTTGTTAGGGCGGAACTTACAAGTGAGGTGATGGCGTGAAGAAAGACAAGTATATATGGGGATTTCAGATTGTTGGTTCAGACTGCGGATATGACGAGTTCGGTACGTTCCATTGCGCGTGCGGTCATTGCCTTCCGTTACGAGTTGATGTAAGTAAGGGCGGCAAATATCGCGGCAGCGACTGCGGCGACGGCAGATACGACGGTGAAAAACATGTTGATAAGAAACCGCCTTTTCTCCGTGCGTGCTTTCGAGCCTTCGGTTTCGACAAGCACATTTAGACCGTTTTCTCCTATGGATTTGTAACGCTTATTCCGATTGAGGAACAACCTGATTCTTTCTCTGAACGACTTGCACATGATTCATGCCTCGGCTTATGAGGCGTGAAAAGAACACCGCCCCGGACAACTTATCGGATTGTGAAATAATGATAGGTGGTACTTTCATCATAACACAATTCACTAAGTTGTCAAGCAAAACTTAGTATTCACAGACAGGAGGTATGTAAAGGCATGGGCTTTAAGGAAGCGAGGCTTGCCGCTGGATTGACCGTTCAACAGGTAGTCAAGGCGCTAAAAGTTTCAGACGCATCCGTTTATCTGTGGGAAACCGGGCAGATGTATCCGAAGACAGCGCGCCTGCACGAAATCGCAGATCTGTACGGCTGCACAGTGGACGAGCTTTTGAAGCCGAGAAAGGAGGAAAAATGACGCTGGACGATATCCGGGCAATGTCAAAGCCCGCGATCCTCGCAAGCGAGGCGGCGCAGGTGCTCGGCTGCGATCCGCAGTGGATCCGCCTAATGGCGCGGGAACGGCCTGAAAAGCTGGGTTTCCCGGTTTGCTGCACAAGCAAGCACAGAGTAAAGATCCCGAGAGAACCATTCATTAAATTTGTTGGAGGAGAGCTATGAGAGAGGAAACCACTGAAGAGCGTCAGGAACGGCTGCGGGACGAGCTGCAGTATCGCAAGACAATGCTGCGCGTGATCAAGAGTATGTGCCTGTGGATCGGCGGTGCGGCGCTGATGCTGTCCGTGCTGGCCTGCGGGGCGGACATGACAAATGAAGCAATCGTGATCGGCGCGATCGCGCTGGGGACAACGCTGTTCGGGCTGCTGTGATGGATATTAAAGAAAAGGCGCTGCTGATGACGCCTTGCGAGGTCTGCGAGATGCTGGGCCAGAAGCGCGGATGCCGCCCGGAAGACGACCGCTACACCTGCGGCATTTACGCCGAGATCATTTTTGCGCAGTGGGACGCGACCTGCAGGCTTATCCGGGAGCGCACAGGCAAACAGAAAAAGAAATGACCCCTGCCGCGCTGCAACGCGACAGAGGCCGAAATGAAAGGACATTATGTCGGCTTCTATTATAAGCCAGAAAGGAACCTATGTCAAGTTTAACGGATTCCCGCGTCCGGCACGGCGCGAAAGCCTGTGTCGAAGCGGTTCGGGCCGACTACCCGAAGTTCAACAAATGCCTGCTTTCGCAGTGCGAAGCGCCGGAGAAATACGGCGTTCAGCTCGTGCCGGAGGCTGCGGCCTCCATCAAGGCGCTGGACGCGCCGAAGAACCGCGTTGAGCGCAGGAAGAAGACGAACCGGTATTATTTCCGGCTGACGGACGGCGGCGCGGAAGTCCTGCAGCAGCTCTGTGAAGCCATGCACTGCGCGAGCGTTCAGAGCCTTTGCGAAAAGCTCTTGGAGAAGGAGGCGAAACGGCGTGGGATACAATGGTGAAAATCTGTACTTGAGCATTCCGGAGCCGGAGTACGAGCCGGAGTACGAGCCGGACGAGCCGGGGGACGAAGATCGTTATTTGTTCCCGCCGCTGTGGCTGGTGGGAAAGATGAAACAGGAGGAAGGATAAAATGGCAATCAAGAAACCCGCTGAACTGGATTTCAGCAACAAGAAATTCATGTGCATCATTTCCGGACAGCCCGGCCTTGGCAAGACAACGCTGGCGCTTTCCGCACCGAAGCCGTTTCTGTTCGACACGGACAACGGCATTGCCCGCGTCAGGCCAGAGCAGCGCGGCGTGACCTCTGTTGTGGAATCCTACGAAGAAATGCTTGGCGATATGGACTCCGACGAATACAAGGCGGCTGAATCCGTTGTAATCGATACCGGCGGCATGCTGGTGCAGCTGATGAAGGACTGGGCGAAGAAGCAGGACAGCAAGGCCGCAAAGGATGGTCGTGCAATGTATGGCGTGATCAAATCCGAGTTCGACCGGCTGTGTTATCAGATCCGCGCAAAGGACAGGAAGCACCTGATCGTGGTGTTCCATACAACGGAGCAGCAGAAGGGCGATACCATCCAGACACGCCTGTCCTGCGAGGGCGGCGCAAAGGATATCGTTTGGACGCCTGCGGACTTTGGCGGCTATATGTTCATGATGGGCAACAAGCGCATGATCGGCTTTACACCGACAGACGAATACTTTGCAAAAGGCTGCTTCGGTGTGCGCGGCGTGATGCAGCTGCCGGAGCTCAAGCCCGGCCAGAAGTCCACATTTTTGACGGATTTGTTCCGCAAAGCGCAAGAGGACATCAACGCACAGGCCGAGATCTATAGCGGCGAGAAAACCGCATATGACGTGGCGATGCAGGAAGGCCGCGCGTTCATTGCGCTTGTCGGAGACCCCGACACGGCGTTAAAGGCGCGGGAAGGGCTGGCAAAGATCCATCACGCTCTGACTAGCGCCGCCGAGCTTGGCACAGAGTTCAAGCGCAAGTGCAAGAAACTTGGTCTGAAATACGATAAGGAGATAAAAGCCTATGTATTGGCTGACACAAAGCCTGCTAAGCAGCTGGAAGCACTTTCTTGATGCGGACGATGCGTATGCAGACGCGGCGCTGTCCTCCTTCCTCTCTACGCTTCGGCGTGAAGAGAAGGAAACAACGCAGGCGATGCAGGCTGGCATTGACTTCGAGGCGGCAATTAACAGCACGGTTGCGGGTGTACCAATTGAGCCTGTCAGCGAGAAATACGACCGGGCTATAGCAAAATTTTCCCGCATCTGCTCGGGCGGTCAGCCACAAGTGCCGGTCGCGGGGCGGCTGCATGTATCGGGCTTGGATTTCCAGTTATACGGCGTCTGCGACTATGTAAAGGCTGGTGTGATCTACGATATCAAGCGCGTGCAGCGGTACGAATACGGCAAGTATCTGCACAGCCCGCAGCATCCGATGTATCTGCATCTGCTGTCCGGCGCGTCAAAATTTACATACCTGATCTTCGACGGCGCGAACACTTACGCGGAGACGTACCGGCGCGGCGATTTCGATCCTATCGAAGATACGATTTCATGCTTTATCAACTGGCTTTTGGCAAACGGTTATATCAACGATTATTTTACACATTGGGAAATGAACACTGAAAGGATGGACAAGATAGATGGGATTCAAAGCTGTTAAAAACGACGGCGGCCTGATGAAGGCTGGCGACTATGAGTGCTATTTGAAATCGTGCGGCTACAGCGTAACGAAGAACGGAAATGAGTGCATCAAGTTTGATTTCGTCGTCCGTGAGGACGTTGAACAGGAATACCAGAAGAAGCACATCTTCAAGAACTTCTGGCCCGACCGCGACACCGGGGAGTACGACGCCGACAAGATCGGCAAATATGCAAATGCGCTTGGCATTGAGCCGGGCACCGATTTTGAACTTGACGATCTGGTAGGCCGCAACTGCATTTTGCACATGGAGCCGTTTGAGGGCAATGACGGTGTAACGCGCGACTGTATCCGGTACCTCAAGCCCAGCAAGGCAGACTCCTTTGTAACGCCCGCACCGGCCAGCGCAGAGGAGTTCAAACAGCTTGACGAAAGCGACGACGAGCTGCCGTTCTGAGGGCTGAAACATGCCGAACAGAATTATTCGGGAAAGCATCTGCACAAGCGATAGCGTCGACAAACTCTCGTGGTTTGAAGAAGTTCTGTTTTATCGGCTCATTGTAAACTGTGATGATTTCGGACGCTTTGACGGGAGAGCGGCGGTAGTGAAAAACCGCCTCTTCCCGCTGAAAGAAAACCTCACGCTCAAAACTGTAGAAAATGCTCTTCATGGGCTGGCGAGTGCTGGATTGATTGCTCTGTATGTGTTTGAGGGCAAGCGCTTCCTTTACCTACCAACATGGGGCAAGTATCAGACGCAGCGTGCGAAGGTAAGCAAATTCCCGTCGCCTGATGACGGGAAACAAGCGGATGAAATCATTTGCAAGCAAATGCGTGCAGATGTTCCCGTATTCGAGAATCGAGAATCGAGAATCGAATTCGCTATTCGAGATGCGGAAGATAGCGCGGAGCCGCAAGCGGCATCCACGCCGCCAGCAATCTCTCTGCCGCTGAATGATGGAACAGGATATTCCGTTTCCGTGGAGCAATGCCAGGAATGGGCGGGCTTGTACCCTGCTGTCGACGTGATACAGCAGCTGCGGAACATGAGGGGCTGGTTGGACGCAAATCCGGCCAAACGGAAGACAAAACGCGGGATTAACGCGTTTATCGTCCGCTGGCTGGCAAAAGAACAGGACAAAGGCGGAACACAGCCTGCACAATACAGCCGCGCTGCAAAGCCCGGCTACGGCGTGCAGAACCACGGAGACGATCTGACGGCGTTCCAGATGGCAGCGGTCGAACGGATGCTTGCGGAAAACAAGGAGGATAAGACATGAGATTTGTTTGCGATTGCTGCAACGATCTGACGAACATCGAGGCTGACCGGATGGAGATCCAGGGCGACAAGCTGATGGTGTACAGTCGCGGCGCCATGCTGGAATGGGCGTGGTGCCAGCACGTTGGGAAACAGACCTGTTTCGACCTGGCGGCGTTTGGAGGTGCAAAAGCGGAATGAAATGGCATATTGCAAGTGTCAGCTGGGGCAAGGACAGCCTGGCCATGCTCCTAATGCTGATTGCCAAGGGCTACCCGCTGAATGAGGTGGTTTTCTACGATACCGGAATGGAGTTTGAGGCGATTTACCACACACGGGATCAAATGCTACCCAGCCTGGAGCAGCTGGGGATCAAGTACACCAGACTGGAGCCGGAAAACCCGTTCCTGTTTGATATGCTGGAAAGGCCGGTTTGCAGTAAGCAGAAAGGCACACACCAAGGTTATGGCTGGTGTGGCGGCCTCTGCCGCTGGGGAACCACGGGGAAGCTGAAAGCCATAGACAGGTACGCGGAGGCGCGGGACGCTATGGTTTACGTTGGCATAGCTGCCGACGAAACGCCGCGACTGGAAAAAGAACGGAAGCCGTATAAACTGCACCCGCTGGCGGAGTGGGGCATGCCGGAAGCCGACGCCATGGCATATTGCTATGAAAACGGGTTTTCGTGGCTGGAGGGCACGATCCGCCTTTATGACGTGCTGGACCGTGTTTCGTGCTGGTGCTGCTGCAACAAGAACCTGCGGGAACTGCGGAATATGTATATTTACCTGCCGGAATACTGGGAGCGCCTGAAAGACCTGCAACGGAAAATAGACAGGCCAATGAAAGGCTATTACAAAGGCAAGCCGCGCGGCGTGTTTGAACTGGAACAACGGTTCCGCGCAGAATTGGAACAGGAGGCAAGAGCATGAGTAAAGCTGTTTTGATCAGCATCCGCCCGAAGTGGTGCGAGAAGATCATAAGCGGAGAGAAAACGATCGAGGTGCGCAAGACGCGCCCGAAGATGGATACGCCGTTTAAGTGCTACATCTACTGCACGCAGAGCGCTGATATGCTTTGGATTTTGAAGGAAAGGGAACGGTCTCTCCATCCTGATAAAATAGCGGATGTTTTCAAGGCTGCTAAATGCGGCGGAGTATATCGGGGGAATGGCAAGATCATCGGTGAATTTGTATGCGACGACATTTTTGAAAGGATCGTCAGAGTAGGAGCAATTTGTGATCCGCCGAAATATTGCATCTGCGATTGGAACATGGACTGCACACCACTTGATACGCTTCTTGCGGATGCCTGCATGACAAAAGACGAGCTGGAGAAGTATCTGGACGGCGGCGTCGGCTACGGATTGCACATCTCAGATTTGCGCGTTTACGATCACCCGCGCGATCTGTGGGAGTTTACCGGCCTGCGGCAGACAAAATACGGCCTTGCGCCCGTGCCAATCACCCGCCCGCCGCAGAGCTGGCGGTATGTGGAGGGATTGCTGTGAAGATTTACATAGCCGGTAAAATCACCGGAGATCCGAATTACAAGATGAAATTCCGCATGACGGCGAAGCACATACAGGAGCTGTATTCTACCGCGGTGATCTTGAATCCGGCGGAACTGCCGGAAGGGCTGACACCGAAGGACTACATGCGGCTGTGCTTCGGGATGATTGACGCGGCGGATATTCTGTTCGAGCTGCCGGATGCGGAGGAAAGTAAGGGCGCGAAGCTGGAAATTGCGTATTGCAGATATGTTGGGAAAGGGGTTTTGAAATGGAACGATTGACAAGTCCTAATATCAACGTAGACCCGGGCACCGACCGATTTCTGCACGCCGCGATCGGCGGCAAGGAAATCGACTGGAAGCAGAGCCAGGACAGCACGCTCAACGTGATGATCAACGGCCCAACGAGCAACGGCTTTGGCAAGGATATTTTCCGCAAGATGGCCCGCGATCTGTACGGACGGCTGAAAGCCTACGAGGACACGGGGCTTGAACCGGAAGCAGTAGAAACGGTTAAGCTTGCGCTATGTGCAAAGCACATGGTTGATCTCGAAACGCTCAACAATACGCCAATCAGCAGGCTTGTAGAGATTGCCGAGGCCGACAAGGACGGGCGCGTGGTGGTGCTGCCGTGCAAGGTGGGGGATACGGTGTATATACTACGCCGAGCATTTGATGGGGCTGATGTTGTAGGAGAGACAGAACTGTGGTGGGACGATATTCCGCAACTCGGCAAGACCGTATTTCTCACCCGCGAGGAGGCCGAAAAGGCGCTGGAAGAAAGGGAGGGCAAGAAGGATGATTAAAAACAGAGTGTGTTTTACCGTCCGAGGAGAGTTCGGAGCGCAGATGAGCTTCGAATCAGAAAACACGATCCCGTATGAAGATCTGTGCAAGTGTATCAATAAAGATACGCTGATAGAGCTGATGTGCCTCGACGGTCTTGGCTATACCGGCGACGATATTCAGTTCATCACGCCAGAAGAATACGACGAGCACTTTGGAGATGACGAAGATGCCTGACGAATACATCAGCCGCGAGGCGGCGGTGAAAGACTTTGAGGAAAACAACGCAAGGAACCCGTACTGGACGCCTCCGCGGGTGAAAACGCTCCTGCTGCGTCAGCCCGCCGCCGACGTTGCGGAGGTGGTGCGGTGCAAGGACTGCAGGTACAGTAAGTATGCAGCGTGGTGCGAGGGATATGCGTGCTGCAGAACAGTTGGAGAGTATCATCACGCAGATTTTGGATGCACAGCCGGAAAACCGCGAACAAACGGAGTTACAGAATGAGCGGGCTGCGGTTTGCTCGTGGGAGCGCAAAAGGAGGAAAGCTGATGCGGGATTGCTGTTTTACATGCAAAAATCTGGAATACAGAAAGAACTACGTTTATCCGTATCGGTGCTTGAAGCACAAGGCGGAACGGTTCTCCGAGAAAGACCTGGAGCACATGTGCTTTTCCGGTGAGGAATGCAAAGATTACGAAGACATGGATAGGAGGCAGACATGATCGTCAAACTTTTGAAGTACCCCACCGATGAGGACTGGGCGCTGGCCAAGCAGTGCGCTTTAGTCACCATTGGAAAAGAGATGAAGACAGCCCCGGACATGGAGTGGAAACACGCCATCCTCCGGGCGCGGCACAGCCCCATCCGGACGCTGCAGTTTGCGTTTTACCTCGAGGGTGTGCCGTACTGGGTAAGCACCCACTTAGCCCGCCACGTCCACGCACAGCCGTTTATCCGGTCACAGCGGAACGACCGACAAGATGCATACGACCGGAACGCAGCGCGGCAGGACGCGCCGGTAGACATGATTTGGTACATGAACGCGGAAGAGCTGATGACGATCATGGAAAAGCGGTTGTGCCATCTGGCGGCGAAGAAGACACGCAAAGTCGCCAAAAAGATCCGCGAGCTAGTGATTGAGCAATGCCCGGAGTTTGTCGACCTTTTGGCCCCGCCGTGTGTGCAAACGCTCGTTTGCAGGGAAATGTACCCGTGTAAATACGAAAACGTTCTGACATGGAGGGTACCATATGGGAACGATACTGGCGATTGACCCCGGCAATATTCAATCGGGCTATGTAATCGTAGAGCACGACGGAGAAGAAATTCGCCGCGTGCTGGATGCCGAGAAGATCGAGAACCGCAAAATGCTGCAGCTGCTGGAGCAGAAACTTCGGTGGAACTGTCAGCAAGTTGTAATCGAAATGATAGCCGGTATGGGCATGAAAGTCGGGCAGGAAGTGTTCGACACCTGTGTCTGGATCGGCCGGTTCTGGCAAATCGTGCTGTGGGAAACAGGCTATGAGCCGACGCGGATTTTCCGCCGGGAAGAAAAGCTGGATCTGTGCGGTTCACTATCGGCCAAAGATGCAAACATCCGGCAGGCCCTTGTCGACCGCTACGCGCCCGGCCAGCCGAACTTCGGAAAGGGGACAAAAAAGGATCCCGGTTTCTTCTACGGGTTCGCCGCCGACATGTGGGCGGCGATGGCGGTAGCCGTGACGTATTTCGATAAGTACATCAAGGGGGTAAAGCTATGAATTTTGCTGATGTTTTTGATTTTGACGACGATGAATATTTTGAATGTTCCGAATTTGACAGGCAAATCGATGAATTTAAACAGGCTCTGATTGTGAATGCACGCGAGGAAATCAAAGACAAAATTGTGGCGCTGGAAGAAGAAGTAAAGAGCCTGCGGATGTTCAGAGACGACAGAAAGATGTATCTGGAAAAGCTGGCGGCGGCAGAGAGAAGGGCAGTGCTGGCGGAAACGGAGGCACAAAAGAAATACAAAGATGCGCGGTTGAAAGAGCTGCTTGGCGATAATCTGGTAACGACGTGGGAAGCAAAAGGTGAGTGGGTGCAAGGCCCGAAATGCGATCTATGTGATGAGAAAAGGTTACGCCATTTCATCACACCTTGCGGACGGGCAATGACAGAATCTTGCACATGCGCAAAGAGCACACTGGTATACAAGCCGCGGGAATTGATGCTGTACAGAATTCATGAATGGAGGGGAGGAATGGAACTATTTTACGATTCTGTAAAATGCAAAACGGAGAATGAATCTGATTACAGGAGTAGAGCCGTTGCAAGAAGCGGCTGTGACTTTGAAAAAATCAACCCGTATGATTCGTCGTTTGAAAGTGAGGAGCTTTGCGAGGAATATTGCGATTGGAAAAACAAAAAGGAGAGCTGTAAGTGAAAAGATTCGTTGAAATGCTGCTTTTATTTGCGGCTGCTGTGTTTGTTTCGCTTTTGATAAGAGAAGCGATTCTCGGGTCGAATCTGCCGGATTATATCAAGTTTTGCACGCTGACGGACTGGGAAAAGGCAAAATGGATTTCCGGGTGGAGGCCATGAGCAAGATGCAGCGTAAGCCACCAAGACCGCCGATGCAGCTGACGTGCGATGCCTGCGGGAAAACGTTTATGCGGGCTCCATCGAAGTACAAGGCAAAATACAATTTTTGTAGCGAGGCGTGCGCATGGACGGCACATAGGGAAGACGTGATGGGCCGGGCGGAGCGCGTGCGGATTCTGATTACACGGTCAATCCCAGTATACCCGGAAATGCAGCCCGTTCGAGGGCGGATCTATCCCGCCGAGAAATACAAATACAGGACAAACCGGACGGGCTATGTCGTCGAGGTGGGCAACAAGCGGGTATGCGTGAGGGTGGACGAATGCAGGGAAATCTAGGGCTCACACCGGTGCAGGCCCCGTGCAAAGGCTGTGCGGACAGGCATACTGGCTGCCACACAGACTGCACCAGATACATAGCATTCCGCCGGGAGGCGGACAGATACAAGCAGGAGCGTCTAAAAGACATGACGCGGTGCGCGTCCACGCGGGGCTGCATGCGGACGCTGCGGGACGCAAACCGTGCAAGGCGGGAAGGGAGGCAACATTACTGATGGACAAAATCAAGGGAGCAAAGTACGGCGCAAAGTACGACGATGGGGAGCCGCGCCCGTCGCTCGTGCCGGTGGAGGGCATCGAGGCGATCATGCAGGTGCGGGAGTTTGACAAGGTAAAATACGCCGACGCGGAGGACTGGCGCAAGGTACCGCGTGAGAAGTGGCACGACGCCCTTCTGCGCCACGTTCTGCATATCTGGGATAATCCGCTGGCGCTCGACGATGAGAGCGGCTTACCGGCTCTGTGGCATGTTATAACTAATGCTGCGTTTGAGTGCGCGGCGTACAAGGATGAACTGGACAAAGCGCGCGGGGAATGGGCAAAGGATGTGCTGGACGAAAAGGCAGTTGACGGGTGCAAGAACTCACAATGTGCATATTTCTCTACCACATGCGGGTGTATCCGGTATAATGATGTAAGCCACTGCAAGAAAAGAAATGGAGTGCGCCGTGAGTAAGCCGCGCTACGGCTGGTGGCCATATGCAAAGTGGATGATCCGCAATTATAAGGGCGGCGGGCTGATGACGAAGGCCGAGCGCGCTGCCGTTGAGGAGGCAATCGCGGAGACGGAACAGCTCGTTGACGGTGCGGAGCGACTCCGGATCATAGACTTGGTTCTTTGGAAGCGGACGCACACCTTACAGGGCGCTGCAATGGCGGTTTATGTATCCGAACGCACCGCGCAGGAATGGCACAGGCAATTTATTCGCCTTGTGGGGCAAAAAAGAGGGCTTTTATGAAAAAGTCTGCGCCCCAGAGCCAAATTTAACATTTACTATAAGGGCGTAGAGACCAACTCTACGCCCTTTTTCATCGGCACCGCAGCGTTCTGCGGAAACCTCCTCCTCCTGTTCTCGTGTTCTCCGGTGTGAATAAATATATTTATTCACACACGGAGACACGAGAACGAAAGAATGAGGCAGAAAGGAGCGGCTATGGCGAGTTTGCGCGCCCTTGCACACAAGCTGCAAACAGCGCTCTTGTATCACGGAATCAAAATAAAAATCAATCAAATGCAGGCCTATTCCGCGAAAAATGACAGGATGGTGACGAAATACATGGTTTACGAATATCGACCTGATGAAAAGCCGAAGAACGTCACTCTG